AGAGGCATGGCAGATGGTGGAGTGTTAAAACAACCAACAAATGTTATTGCAGGTGAGGCAGGTGCGGAAGGATTTTTCCCATTAGAAGGATCTAGAGGTAAGAAAACCTTTAATATGTTTGGTGAAGGTATACTTAATGCACAAAGAAACAACAAAGGTTTATTTGGTAAATTACAAGCAGAAGGATTTAAAGAATATTATGATAAACAGAATGGTTTATCAAGATTTATGGATGGTTTTGCTGGCAGTGGATTTTTTGATGGATTGAAAGAAATTCTTGGTTCTATTACATTACCTATGGGTTATAAACCGTTCCAATTTAATGATAATGGAGATAGTAGTAGTAGTGGTAGTGGAGATAGTACACAATATGGCAAAAAGAAGGATGGATTCTGGTCTAAACGACATAGTGGTGAACAAAAGGAAGTTAATGCAGATGGAGTATTTACTTCACAGATTGGCGGTGTAGTTACTAAAATTGGTGAGCATGATGATCTTGGTAAATATGTTGATATTGTTAATACAGAAAAAGGTGTAACTGAAAGAATTGCTGATATTTCAGGGGTGGTTCCAGGAATTGAAGTTGGATCATCAATTGGTCCAGGAGATCCTGTTGCTAATGGTAATGACGCAGGTATGATTCATTATGAGATTAGAAATGGTGGAAATGTAAATCCAGAAAAATATAAAGCTAAGTTTGGACATGGTGGAACTAAAGACCCTAATAAGTTTTTGGAAGGAATTACTAATGATGTTTCAAACAATATCGAGGGATCAACAACTGATGTTGATAATTCAACCGTTTTAAATAATCTATCTGAAGAAACAGGTGCAAAAGCTAATGGTGGAACTACAATTATTAATAATATTGTGAACGAACAATCGAATGCTTCTAATAATCAGGGCAGTGATGTTGCATTGGGATCAAGGTCTGAAGACCTGGTTTCAACTGCTCATGCAATCATGGCATTTAGGGCATAAAAATGTCAGAAAAATTTTCTTCAGCAACAGATTTTCAACTTAAGAGATTTGTAATCTATAAAGCATCGTCTACGGGATTTAAAGATAAGGACGGTTTAGATATTAAGAAATTAGTCGAATCTTTTGAATATGTGGAGTCTATTGTACATCCATTTTTAATGGCATCTGCAACAATAGTTGATAGCACTGGTTTGATTGGATCTCTTCCTATTAAAGGTGGAGAGAGAGTAGTTATTCAAGTAATGACTAATATTGGTAATACTCCAATTGAATATGATATGATTGTTTGGCAAGTTTCTAATCGTTATGCTGAACAAAAGAAACAAACTTATTCTCTTGGTTTGATATCTCCTGAAGCATTACAAAATGAAATTACAAGAGTTAATGTTGTAATGGAAGGTAATCCTGAGTCAATTATTAAAAAAGTAGTAAAAGATAAAGAGTATATTGGTAGTGAAAAGGAATTTTTCTCTGAACCTTCTTTATTAGAAACCAAATTAATCCCTACCAAAACGAGACCATTTGATCTTGCTGCACAATTAGCAATCAAGTGTGTTTCTCCTAAAGCTAAATTTGAAAGCACTAATTCAAAAAATAAAAACGAAACAAAACAAGAAATTAAAGGTAGTGGTGGATTTATGTTCTGGGAGACACGTAGAGGATATAATTTCTTTGCAGTTGATTCTTTATGTGCTGATGATAAAAGTCCTTTAAAATCTGATAGGTTAGAAACAAAGGCATGGGGTGAGAAGAAAGGTGAGGAATATACAGAAAGACTAGGAAATATTGGAGATGGTGCAGACGATAGATTTACAATTAAAAAATCTGTATTTGAATCTGAGGTTGATATGCTCTCATCTTTAAGAATGGGAAAATATTCTTCTCTCATAGCATTCTTTAATCATTCAACAGGACAATATGAAGAGTATGTCTATAAAATTAAAGATAGTTATGAAAACATGGCACATCTTGGAGGACAGGATTCTATTTCTTTAATGCCTATACAGGGTGTAGAATTGTCTGATTATCCTAGTAGAATGATGTCGATATACTTAGATCATGAAACTTGGTCTAACGACTGGGAACCTGCTTCTCCAGAAAAAAAGGACGGTTCTGATAAACCTACTAAATTTGCTGACTGGCAAAAATATTACATGGCACAGTCTATAGCAAGGTATAAATTGCTCACAAACCAGAAATGCAGTATCGTAATACCTGGGAATGCTCAAATATGTGCAGGAGACAGAATTAATGTTAGACTGGTCAGTAAGCTACCAGATCAAGATGCCAAGAATGAACCTTGGGATAGAGAAAGTAGTGGCCAATACTTGATTCAAGAAGTAACTCATTCATATGATGCTATGACTGGAACTAATGGAGTGTTCTTAACAACACTACGCTTGATGAGAGATTCTTATGGACAAAAGGATAAAGTGTCCTCACATAACCAATAAATAACTCATACGGAGCTATACTTACTTATGAAAAGCATAGAAGAACACATCAAAAAAGACAAAGAGATCCTTGATGATCCTACTATCAGTCCTGCTGCACGTAGACACGTTAAAGAAGAGCTACACGAACTAGAAGTATATGAAGAGCATCATCATGACGAGATAGTAGCAGGAGATCATCACGATCCTAATGCTATTGAACTATTCTGTGAGATGCACCCAGACGAACCAGAGTGTTTAGTGTATGACGATTAATTATGGATGAAGCATTATCACGGTTAATGCCTGTTCATCGTATAGGAGATGATGGATTTCCTTGGTGGATTGGGCAAATAGAAGGTACATATGATGACGATACTGTCAATAAAGGTGGGTATCGTTATAAAGTACGAATTGTAGGAGATCATCCTGGTAGTAAGGATGTTCTTCCTACTGCTGCTTTGCCATGGGCAACCGTGATGATGCCAGTTAATGTACCTTTTATGCCAGGTAATATTGCTGGTGCATGTGCTCAGTTAATTGAGGGATGTTATGTAGTTGGATTTTATATTGATGAAGATAAACAAAAACCCATTATCTTGGGTTCTATTGGACAAACTCCAGGTGCTACAAAGATTGTTTATACGCCAGGACCAGATAGAAACGCATTTATTCCAGGAGCTAACGCTAATTTTCCAACAGATGTATATAAAGATGGTGTAGAAGAAGTTACAGAAGTTACTGAGACTGGTGGTTTTTGTGAGAATGGTGCTAGAACAGGTGGGGGTCTTGCTACAGGAAGAGAAGTAGATGTGGATGGTGAGAAAATTAAAGATATTCCTGTAGCACCAGCAACAACAGAAAGATTAAAGAGAGAAGAGTGGTGTCAAGAGGTAGCAGAGAAATGTAAGGATCAAGATTTAAAAACACAAATGACCACTATTGTTGGTCAGATGTTAGCTGATATACAGAACAACGGTGGAAACATAGGAGATTATTATACTAATAAGATTAGCGGAAGAGTAAACAGTGCAATTTCCACTGGTAGAACGTATGTTAACAAAGCTATTCGTGTTGTTAGAGAACTTTTAGCAAAAATTAAAGGTTATGTTAAAAAATTACTATCAGATGCTGTAAATTCATTAGTAAAGGCACTTTTAGCACCAGATGATAAGGGTAATAGATTAACTCCTGTAACTGAATTCTTTAACAATGCATTGAAAAATCTTGGTTGTCAAATGGCAGACTTAGGTGACCGTTTGATTGCATGGTTGACAAATGTAATGATGAGTTATGTCAGTCAAGTATATCGTTCTGCTGTTTGTCATATAGATGAGTTTGTAAATGGAATCATCTCTAAAATTAATCAGTTAATTAATGAAATTCTTGGTAATGTCTTAGGTCCTCTTCAAGATATTTTAGGAGCAATTGCAGAACCACTTAATGTTATTGGTAAAGCTATTAATTATGTACTTAAACTTCTAGGTATTTCTTGTAGTGGTCCTGATCAAACATGTAATAAGTATAAGAAAGTATGCGTTAGTGGAGAAACAGAAAGCAAGAAAGATGATGAAGAAGGTTTCTTAGATAATCTATTGAGTAATATTGATAACTTATTTGGTAATACTCCTGGTGATTACACACAATATACTTGTGAAGAAGCATACACTGGAAAACCATTAAAATTTACTACTGTTGGATTTACAGGAGGTGTTCCTCTTCCATATGATCCAAAAAATCCCAACGATACATCTACAAAGAGAAAAAAAATCACATATAATATTAATGATATTACAGTAACTAGAGGAGATGTCGCAATATTCACAATAACTCGTTCTGGATATCTAGAACAAGCTTCTTCTGTTTCATTCAAAACTCTAGATACACAAGGTACAGCAACTGCTGGTGAAGATTACTTTACAACAAATACTATTATTGGTTTTCAACCAGGAGAAACTGAAAAAACAGTTGAGATTAGAACACTTGGAGATCCATTAGCTAATAGAGCAAAAGAAAAGTTTTTTGTACGTATTAAGAAAAATAGTCCTATTGATAGTAGTGGAATTTTGTCTGTCTTTACATCTAATCTTGCAGAGTGTACTATCCAACCAATACCATTAAAAGAAGAAGGAGCTCCAAATATTCCAGCATCAGAAGATCCAGAACAAATTGAACTTCCTGAGGATACACCAACTTTTCCTTTCGATGATGAAGGAAATCCTACAACTGAACCACCTCCTACGACAGATGCATTTCCATCTTATGAAGTCGTAGCTAATAGATCTGTTTGTCCAGAAGATGAGTTTATTGTTTACACAATTACCACCAGTAATGTAGTTAATGGAACTATTCTATACTATACCTTATTTGGTAATGATATTACATCAGATGATATTATTGGTGGATCTTTAACTGGATCATTTGTTATTAGCAATGGACAGGCACAAGTAACTGTTGGTATTGCAGAAGATGGTGTAGTAGAAGAAGCAGAAACATTAACCTTTGCTATAACAGGCAAAGGAGCTACTGCAGATGTTATAATCACATCTAAGGACGATCTTGATCTTCCTGATTTTGATGAAGGTGTTGGTGATTCTCCAGAAACTGTATTTGATGAATTTCAACCACCTACAATTAATATTCCTGATGTAATTACTGATGATAATGGTGGTATTATTGAAATTCCTGTTGATAAACCTGGTGACGCATGGGCAGAACCCCCATACGTATTCATTGGTGGTGAAGGAATTGGTGCAACTGCAACAGGACTACTAGATCAAAATGGATTCCTAACTGAAATTCGTGTTCTTTCACCAGGATTTGGTTATAAGAAGAATCTTTCTGGTGATAATGATAAGAGATGTATTATTGATTCATTTACAGTTACTAAATTTGGAGTTGGATATCAAACCAAACCACAGATTTATATCAATGATGAACCAGAATTAGCAGAAGCTATAATTAATGATGATGGATTTTTAATTGGTGCTAGAATGCTTGACAGAACAAAAACTTTTGAAGGATTCCCAGAAATCAAGATTGTTGGTGGTGGTGGATATGGAGCACAACTGTTGCCTTCATTAGTATGTCTAGATACAGATGGACTTTCCAAGATTGGTTCTACCAAAATTGGTACGGGTCGTTATGTTGATTGTCCGTAGGAGGTGTAGATAATGGTAGCTGCAACACAAGAAACCTATAATAGGATTAAGACAGAGGGTCTAGCAAACGGTAACACTCCTGACGAAACACAAGATACCAGTGGTATTAGGTTGTGTTATGCATGGAAAGGGTATCGGTCGAGAGCATCTATTTACGAAAGGCAGCTCCCAGATAAACTTACAACAGCATTGTGTCTTGATGGTCCTGTGGGTGCTGATAATGCATTAACTTTCCATAATGATGGTAGAATTACTCTCATGACTGGAGCAAGAGACCCTAATTTAGGTGCTTCTAGTGGAAGATTGAACATTTCTACATTTGGTGGTCTTCATAGACATCTTGGTAGAGTTAATATGACTTTTAGTGAGGGAGATGAAACTAAACCTACTGCAGATGGACAAGCATTAAACGTTTATTGTTCGGGTGATTATGTAGAAGAGACTAAAGGAGGAGAAAGGTTTATAAAAGCAGAAAAAATTCTAATTGAAGCTACTAGTGAACTAGTTTTAAAGGGTGGATCCGTCAAAATTCAATCAGATTCTGATATTGAAATGGCAGGTACTGCTATCAACACTATACAAATCAATAGGAAAGATATTGTACTAGGTCAGAAGATGAGCTTTGGTGCTGGAGAAGAAACATCAATACAGTTTGATCCAAGAGCTAATCATTCTATTGTAACAACAGGTCATGTCAGTAATATTCTTCTTGGAGATTATAAACAATTTATTGGTGGTGTGTCTAATCTTACTGTTGCTGGTACTGTTCTTTCTGTTCCTATGGTATTGGATAGATCTGCTTCATATAATGTGAAAACTGTATTAGGCAACACTAATTTCACTACTGTTGCTGGTGCATCTATTTCTACTATTAGTGCTGCTTCAATAGTTGCTGCTGGTGGTGCAGCAACTGTTACTGCAGGTGGCATTGGAACCTTCGCTGCGAGCGGTAATATGAACGTATTTGGTGGAGGTATTACAACTGTTACTGGTGTTGGTTCTGCACTTGTTACTTCTGCTGGTGTTGCAACTCTTAATGCAGGTGGTATTGCATCTGTTACTGCTGGAGCTGCACTTGTCCTCACTGCTGTAGGAGATGCTTCTATGACTGGTGCTAACGTCCGACTGACGGGAGCATTAATTTACCTTAATTAAAAACTATGATTTTTTGGATTGGATTCTTCGTTATGTTCTTCAATGAAGGATTTGTTATGATGCGACACGTATCACCGTT